GATAATATTAGTGGTATTGAAGGACTTGGCGAAAAAACTTTAATCAAATATTTCCCTCAGGTGCAGGAGAAACCATGCACTATCGAAGAAATTTTGGATTGTGCACGAAATATCCCGCAAAAGAAACCTATAAAAACATTGGTTAATCTTTTGGATGGTAAGACAAAATCAACTATCTTTGGAGAACAGTTTTACATTACAAATAAGAAAATAGTAGACCTTAGTAATCCTTTAATTACTGATGATGGAAAAGAATTGGTAGAACAGATATTAACAGATACAATAGACCCCACGGATAGGGGTTACAAAAACTTAATGAGAATGATGATGGAAGACGGTCTCTTTAAGTATCTTCCTAAGAACGATGATGCTTGGGTAAACTTCCTAAAACCATTTATGAAATTAACAAGAAAAGAAAAAAGAAACACAAACAAAAATTAAATTATGAAAGAGCAAGACAGCACCAAAATGGAATTCCTATTGACGTTGAATGACAACATCGTAGTTCAGAGATTCTTTAACGTTAGAGGGTTCAATCCTGAGGCAAAAAACTCATTGGAATTGTATTACTTTATGAAACAACTGAAAGAAGAACTTCAGTATCATCTAAAGATGAAAACGGTTATCTATATGATTGATAACAAAGATGCGATTGTTAATGACCCTGCAATTATGGAAACTTCATTTACTGAAGGTAGTGAACAATTCAATCTTTGTGTTAGAATTGGAGAACAGACAATATGTCATACTTATTTTGACGGAAAATTGTTTCCACCAAAAGTTCGTTATACGGTTGACGTACGACCATTTTTGAAAGACGTACTTCGTGAACTAACTGACATTTTTTCATCCTCAAAATTAAGTTTTGAATATTTGGGCGTTGACCTAAACAAGTAAATATTTAATAAAACAGGGGATTACAAAAACGATATATGAACAAGAATTTCGATTACTTAGGGAACACTTTCCAGATACAACTTTTAAACCAACTTATTGTAGACAAAGAATTTTCAACATCGATTATGGATGTTATTGAAAGTGCTTATTTTGATAATAAGTATTTTAAAATCATCTTACAGATGACAAAAGAGTATCATGCAAAATATCAGTCAACACCTAACTTTGATACTCTTGAGCAAATTGTTAAATCCGAAATCTCACAAGAATTGGTGGCTAAAATCGTTTTGGATACTATTAAACAAGTCAAAGACGCACCATTTGAAGGAACACAATTTGTTCAAGAAAAGGCATTGAAGTTTTGTAAACAACAAGAACTTCAAAAGGCTATGGATAAATCACAAAAGATTATTACTGAAGGTGATTTTGAATCTTATGATAAGGTTGAGGGACTTATTCGTTTGGCGTTACAAGTTGGAGAAAGAGATTTGGGGACAACCGATATCTTCTCTAATCTTGAGACAGTATTGGATGAGGATTTTAGACACCCAATTCCAATTGGAATACCAGGGATTGACAGATTACTTAAAGGTGGTCTTGCAAGGGGAGAGATAGGTGTTATATTGGCTCCTACAGGGGTTGGTAAAACTACCATCCTTACTAAGATTGCTAACACAGCATTTAATCTTGGGTATAACGTTCTTCAAATCTTTTTTGAAGACAACCCAAAGATTGTACAACGTAAACATTTTACTCTATGGACTGGTATTGAACCTGATAATTTGGTTCTACATAAAGAAACCGTAATGAGTAAAATCACTGAGATTAAAGAGACAATGAAGAATGAGTTAATTTTAAAGAAACTACCTTCAGATTCTATGACTATGAATCAAATCAAAAATCAAATCAGAAAAATGATTGCGGATGGAACAAAAATTGATTTAGTTCTTTTGGATTACATAGATTGTGTTGTTCCTGAGAGTACAAGTAAAGATGAGTGGAAAGCCGAAGGTTCGGTTATGAGAGGATTTGAGGCGATGTGCCATGAGTTATCATTGGTGGGTTGGACGGCAACACAAGGTAACAGGTCGTCAATCTCTTCTGAGGTTGTGACTACTGACCAAATGGGTGGGTCAATTAAAAAGGCCCAAGTTGGACACGTTATCATTTCCGTGGCTAAAACTTTACAACAAAAGGAAATGAATTTAGCAACCATCGCGATTACTAAGTCACGTATCGGTAAAGATGGGGTTGTATTTGAGAACTGCAAGTTCAACAACGAACTCCTTGAAATAGATACTGAAAGTTCCGTAACTTTCTTAGGGTTTGAAGAACAACAAGAAGAAAGAAAACGTGATAGAGTTAAAGAACTCTTAGAAAAGAGAAAACAAAGAGAACAACAATCGTAAATAAAATAGAAAAATAATTATGGAAAAAATTTTAAAAGAAAACCCTAACAGGTTTGTTATCTTCCCTATTGAACATAACGACATTTGGGAATATTACAAACAACATCAAGCGGCTTTTTGGACAGCAGAAGAAATTGATTTAACAAACGACATTCGTGATTGGGAAAATTTATCTGATAATGAAAAATATTTTGTTAAAAATATATTGTCATTTTTTGCTGCATCTGATGGTATTGTAAATGAGAATTTGGCGGAAAACTTCTTAAAAGAAGTTCAATATCCTGAAGCAAAATTCTTTTACGGGTTTCAGCTTATGATGGAAAATATACATTCATTAATGTATTCGTTACTTATTGATACTTATGTTTCAAGTGCTGAGGAAAAAGATGAATGTTTTCACGCAATTGATAGACTACCTGCGGTACAGAAAAAGGCAAATTGGGCATTGAATTGGATTCAAAACGCTTCGTTTCAAGAAAGATTGGTTGCTTTTGCGGCGGTTGAAGGTATCTTCTTTTCAGGGTCATTCTGTTCAATTTTTTGGTTAAAATCAAGAGGAATTATGCAAGGATTATGTAATGCTAATTCATTAATATTTAAAGATGAGAACTTACATTGTGATTTTGCAATTCACTTGTTGAATAATCACATAGAGGACAAACCAAGTGAAAAAAGAATTAGAGAAATCTTATTATCAGCATTGGATATTGAAAAAGAATTCATTACAGAATCATTACCAGTTTCACTTATTGGGATGAATTCAAACTTAATGAGACAATATCTTGAGTTTGTTGTTGATGGATTATTAATTAAATTTGGCTGTAAAAAAGAATTTAATGTTGAACAACCATTTAAATTCATGGAACAAATCGCGGTTGAAACTAAAGGTAACTTCTTTGAATCAAGAACCGTTGAATACCAAAAAGCTAAATTAAACGAAACAATCACATTTGATGAAGATTTCTAAAATATAAAAACTATGATGTCATTAAAAATTAAAAAAAGAAGTGGTGAGGATGCGTCCTTTAATCCACAAAAAATTTATAATAGAATTAAAAGAGCTGCGAAAGGATTAAATGTTAATTCAGACGAGATTTTTATTAAAGTTATAACTTCGGTACCAACCGAGGGATTGATTACAACTAAAGAGTTAGATAAACTTGTATATGAAATCGCGGCAGCTTACACTGGTAGTCATCACGACTATTCAAGATTAGCATCGTCAGTTGCAATTTCGGCTTACCATAAAGAAACCAAAGATAGTTTTTCTGAAACTATTATGGAGTTATATGAGGCAGGTGTTGTTAATGAAAAGTTAATTGAGATTATGAATAACTACGGTCATGAAAATATTGATTCGGTTATTAATCACGAAAACGATTATAATTTTGATTACTTTGCTTGGCGTTCATTACAAGAGATGTACTTGTTAAAAACACCTCAAGGTAGAGTAATTGAGAGACCACAGCACATGTACATGAGAGTTGCTTTATGGGTTACAAATACATTTGAAGAGGCGGTTGATTATTATAAATCATTGTCTAACCAACTTATTTCACCTGCAACACCAATCATGATTAATGCAGGTACCAAGGTACCGCAATTAGCGTCATGTGTACTACATTACAATAATTCAGATTCTCGTAACGGTTTGCTACAAACTTTAAATGATATCTCAACTTACTCTTCAGATGCTGCGGGTATTGGGTTGTCAATGTCTAACATTAGAAGTAAAGAAAGTAGAATTAACTCATCAGGTGGATTCGCTGGTGGTTTATTAAAGTACTTAAAGATTGTTAACGAATCACTAAGGTTCTTTAACCAACAAGGTAGAAGACCTGGTAGTGCTGCGATTTATCTTGAACCATGGCACAAAGATATCATGGACTTACTTGAAATTAAAAAGAATACAGGTGCTGAAGAGTTAAGAGCAAGAGATTTATTTACGGCTCTATGGATACCTGATAACTTTATGAAAGCAGTTAAAGAAAGTGGTGATTGGTATCTATTCTGTCCTAACGACATCTTGAAAGCAGGTATTAAACCACTTCAAGAATGTTACGGTGATGAGTACGAATCAAATTACAACAAAGCAGTTGAAATGGGTCTTGGTAAGAAAATCAAAGCCCAAGATGTTTGGACTAAAATTGTTGAATCACAAATTGAATCGGGGGTTCCTTATTTATGTTCTAAAGATAATGCGAATAAGAAAACTAACCATCAAAACATTGGGGTGATTAAACAATCAAACCTATGTAATGAGATTTATCAATACACAGACGAAGAAACTACTGCAATTTGTACGTTGTCTTCGATGGTATTAAAGAACTTCATTAAAGACGGTAAATTTGATTACAAATTGTTAATTGATGAAACGAGGAAAGTTGTTAGAGCATTGAATAATGTTGTAGATAAAAACAGTTATTCGACCGAAAAAGGTTTAAAAGGTGGTCTTGAACAAAGAGCAATTGCAATTGGAACCCAAGGTCTTGCAGATGTGTTCTATTTGATGGATTATATCTTCACATCTGAAGAAGCGAGAACATTAAACAAAAACATTTTTGAATCAATCTACTATGCGGCTATTACTGAAAGTATGGAGTTGTGTAAATCAGGAGGTAGAAAACCATACAAACATTTCAAGGGGTCACCAATGTCAAAAGGTATTTTCCAATTTGATATGTGGGGACTAAACGAATCTGATTTATTTTTGGATTGGAATTCATTGAAAGAAGATGTTAAACAATATGGTGTTTGCAATTCATTATTTACCGCTCAGATGCCTGTTGCATCTTCAGCTAAGATTACAGGTTCATTTGAAATGACAGAACCAGCTCACTCTGCGTTATTTAATAGAAGAGTTGTTGGTGGTGAAATTATGATTGTTAACAAATATCTAATTAATGACTTTGAGAAACTTGGTATTTGGAGTGAAGACCTAAAGAATGAAATCATTATGAATGAGGGTTCAATTCAAAATATTAATTTTAACAATCATCTTGATACTGAAGATAAAAACTATACTAAGAAAGTTAAAAGAACTGAACACTTGATTAGTAAGTACAAAACAATTTGGGAGATATCACAAAGAGAACTTATTGATATGGCGGCAGAGAGAGCACCATTTATTGACCAATCACAATCAATGAATATCTATATGGCTAACCCAACATTGTCAAAAATTACTTCATCACATTTCCATTCATGGGAAAAAGGTCTGAAGACGTTATGTTACTATGTTAGAACTAAAGCAATTTCAACTGGAGCTAAACACTTAGCTGTTGATGTTTCTAAAATATCTCAACCTAAAGTTAAGACTGAAACACCAAAACCTGAAATCATAGAATTAAAAAACAAACCTGAAGATAGTCCATTTGAATGTTTTGGATGTTCGGCTTAAAACAGTAATAAAAATCCCAGCATAAGTTGGGATTTTGTTTTTTAATCTATTTATAGAAAAAACCAACACATTATATTTATAGTTATGGCTAATGGTGTTACATATGGTATAAATTTTCCCTTCAGAGATTCACGAAGAGGTGACTATTTGGAGTTAACTGAATTTCAGGCTCAAGAAATTAAGGCGGCTTTGATACATTTGTTATTGACCAGAAAGGGTTCAAGATACTTTTTACCAGAATTTGGTACTAGATTATATGAATTTTTATTTGAACCATTTGACGGATTAACATTTAATGCAATTGAATCTGACATTAGGGACGCGATTGAAAACTTTATGCCAAATCTATTGGTGAATAGTTTGAGTATTACTCCTGCTGACCCACAAGAAGAAGCGGATATTGCAACAGGACAAAACTTTATTGGAACCAGCGAATCATCAATATATAGATTTCCTGGTAAGGGGACTTCAGAATACACAGCAAAAATAAGAATAGATTACTCAACTAACGGGGCTACATTTGGTCAGAGTGATTTTGTAATTATCAATATTTAAATAAGATGGCAAATAACAGAATATCATATACTAGTAGAGATTATCAGTCAATAAGAACGGAACTCTTAAATTACGCAAGAACTTACTATCCTGATTTAATTCAAGATTTTAATGATGCATCAGTGTTTACTGTCTTCCTTGATTTAAATGCTGCGGTTGCGGATAACTTACATTATAATATTGATAGAAGTATTCAAGAAACCGTTTTACAATATGCTCAACAAAGGTCTTCAATTTACAACATTGCAAGAACATATGGGTTAAAATTGCCAGGTCAAAGACCATCAGTATCGTTAGTTGATTTTTCAATTACGGTTCCTGCCTTTGGTGACAAAGAAGATGAAAGATATCTTGGAACTCTATCAAGAGGTTCTCAAGTTACAGGAGCTGGTATTGTATTTGAAAATGTTTATGATATTGATTTTGCATCACCATATAACGCTCAAGGATTTCCAAATAGATTAAAAATTCCAAACTTTAATGCAAATAACATATTAATTAACTATACAATTACAAAAAGAGAACTTGTTGTTAATGGTATTACAAAAGTGTTTAAAAAAGTAATCGGAGCTAATGATGTTAAACCATTCTTTGAATTATTTTTACCTGAAAAAAATGTATTAGGTGTTACAAGTGTATTATTAAAAAATGGTACTAGCTATACTAACATACCAACAACCGCAGAATTCTTAGGTTTAGATAATAGATGGTATGAGGTAGATGCGTTGGCTGAAGATAGAGTGTTTGTTGAAGACCCTACAAAGGTGTCTGACCAACCTGGTATTAAAGTTGGTAGGTACATTCAAACACAAGATAGATTTATTACTGAATATACACCCGAAGGATTCAAAAAGATGACGTTCGGGGGAGGTACAAATACCGCTCAAGACCAATTAAATCAATTTACAACATTAGGGGCAACATTAGATTTACAAAGATATAGTAATAACCTTTCGTTAGGTGCAACACTAACACCAAATTCAACTTTGTTTGTTCAATATAGAGTTGGTGGAGGTTTGGCAACAAACTTAGGTACAAATGTAATTAATTCTATTGGTACCGTATCATTCTTTGTTAATGGTCCTTCTGAAACCACAAACTCATCAGTGGTTAATTCATTGAGGTGTGTTAACGTAACCGCGGCTGTTGGAGGAGCGGGTATACCATCACTTGAAGAGATTCGAAACTATGTTTCATTTAACTTTGCAGCACAAAAAAGAGCGGTAACAGTTCAAGACTATGAATCATTAATTAGAAACATGCCAGCCCAATTTGGGGCACCTGCAAAAGTATCTATTACTGAAAATGACAATAAGATATTGATTCAAATATTATCATACGATACTTCAGGTAAATTAACCAATATTGTTTCAAACACATTAAGACAAAACATTGCCAATTATTTATCAAACTACAGGATGATGAATGATTATATTTCTATCTTTAGCGCTGAAGTAATTGATTTAAGTATGGATATTTCAATTGTTTTAGATTCCGCACAAAATTCAGGTCAAGTAATTTCAAGTGTCGTTGATAAACTATCGGCGTATTTTAATCCTCAAACAAGACAATTAGGACAAAATGTTTATTTATCTGAAGTTAGGAGTTTAATTCAAAATACTAATGGAGTATTGACAGTTGCTAATATTGATGTTTTCAATGAAGTTGGAGGGCAATATTCTTCAGCTGAAACTTCTATGGTTTATGCAAACGAAGAAACAAAATTAATATTACCAGTTGACGACACAATATTTGCACAACCATCACAGGTTTATCAAATCAGATACCCAAATAGAGACATTAGAGTTTCAGTTAAAAATTTCCAATCTGTAACTTTTTCATAACAAGTTTATTTTCTTTTTGTTTAGTTTATTATTTAGTAGTGTGGATACCTTTAAAAATTCCACATAAACTATTTATAAATTAAAGTAACTTAATGGGTCAATCATATAGAATAAGAACGGAGTTAGGAATTAATAAAACAATTAACATTCAACTTGACCAAGAGTTTGAATTTTTAGAAATTTTATCTTTAAAACTCCAACAAGAAGATATCTACACAAAAAGTTGTGCGGAATATGGTGTTGTTGTTGGTAGAGTAACTGCGAATAACGGATTTGGATTACCAAATGCTCGAGTTTCAATTTTTATACCTATTGAAACTGTAGACGAATCAAATCCAATAATTTCTAGTATATATCCTTATAAGTCACCAAGTGACAAGAATGAAGATGGTTATAGATATAACTTACTTCCATATGAACAATCATATTCAGTACATGCCGCCACAGGTACATTACCAACAAGATTAGATGTTTTAACAGGTAGTACCGCAATTGAAATATACGACAAATATTATAAATTTACGGTAAAAACAAACGAGAGTGGAGATTACATGATAATGGGGGTACCTCAAGGTAACCGTACATTAGTTATGGATGTCGATTTATCGGACATAGGTGAATTTTCATTAACACCACAAGATTTAATACGAATGGGACTTGCTAGTGAGGCTCAAGTTGCGGGTAATAGATTTAGAACATCAACGGACTTAACTTCTTTACCTCAAATTATTAATCTAGTTAAAGATGTTGAAGTATCACCACTTTGGGGAGACCCTGAATTGTGTGATATTGCGGTTAACAGAGTTGACTTTGATTTAAGAGACGAAGCAAATATTGATATTCAACCTACATCGACATTTATGGGGTCAATCTATTCGACCGCGGACAACTTTAGGATAAAAAAGAATGCTAAACCTCGTGATAATATGGGTAATTTGTGTTCATTAACTTCAGGACCTGGTCAAATTATCACAATAAGACAAACAATTTTTCAAGATTCTGAAGGTAATCCTACTTTAGAAACTTATCAACTAGAACAGTCTGGAAATATTATTGATGGTAACGGTGTTTGGTTGACTGAATTACCAATGAACTTAGATTATTACATTACAAATGAGTTTGGTGAAAAAGTTTTATCAAACGACCCAACTTTAGGTATACCAACCAAAGCCAAATATAGATTTAAAGTTAAATGGCAACAACCAGCAACACTAACTGAACAAGTAAGAAGACCATACTATTTGGTCCCTAATGTTAAAGAATATGGTTGGAGTGGCTCGGACTCAGACCCATCTCCAACAAAATATATACCACTTACCGACAATCAAAAAAAACAACAAAGTTCTTATTATTTTGGTCTTGCATGGAGTGGATACACTAACGGTTTTATAACACCAACTGAAAGATTAAATAGATTAAATGAAATTATTGATTGTGAAGACACTTTTTATGAATTTCAATATAATAGAGTTTATACGGTATCAGGATTAATTGATGAATTTAAAAACGGAGGTAGAGGTAGATTTATAGGTATAAAAGAAATTGATAGTCAAGAATGTGATAGTAATGTAAATAAATTTCCTGTAAACGAAGGGTTTAGAAATTTTGATTTATTATATTTTATTTTTGCATTACTGTTTCAAGTTTTACAAATTATTGGAATCCCATTATTAATTAATTATCATTTTATCGCATTTCTTTGGAATAATTTTGCGGTTCCAATTGTATTTTATTTTGCAATAAATTGGGGGCTTCAAGCAATTAATTATTGGGGATTATTTTTTGGGGCCGTTGCGGGTACTGCTGCTTTTGGAGCAACCGCTGGTATGATTGCTGGATTTTTTGCTCAAGCAGTATTGTATACCGCTGGAGTTACGTTTATTGGCATTTTCTTTAGAAAAATTATAGAGTTTAGATTTGGTAGGTTTAAATTACCAATGATAACATATCCTGATTGTCAGGCGTGTGAATGTGACCCAGAAACAACAGCACCTGGTTCAGATGATGGAACAAGTGACACAATTCCATCTGCTGGATTACTAACTCAGTTATCCAATTCTGGATTATATTCAGAATATATTCAAAACGTATATTTGGCTAGTGGTAGTTATAGTGATGAGGTCAGTCAACTTAACGGGGCAATGTGGGGTCAATCCATAGGTGGTTTTGGTAGTAATGTTAAATACCCTTTAAAATTTAAAATACCTCAGTCTAATGTTTTTACAATTGGTAGTGGTCCCAATAATAAGTTTTCAACTTTTGCCACAACACTACCTCCTGGAGAAAGAATTAATATATATAACACCAGAAAAAAATATTTTGATAACGTTAATAAAATAAAAGTTACGTTTAATTACCCAAGTAATGGTGGATATGATGTACCACAATTTCACTATGATAATACTTTAACGGTTTTATCGAGTCAAGATTTAGCACCTGGTACATTATTAACTTTTGTTAACCCAAATAGAACAACCGATAAAAATTATTTATGGACAGGTTCGACAACTATTGGTGGTGTAACTTTAACGGGTATTAATGGTATTATTAAAAATGAACAATTTGTTGCCCGTACTTTTTATGCAAACCCATCTTCACAAACAAATGATTTATTTACTGATTATAATATACCAAGTGGAAATTCACAATGTTTTTTAAGTTTAACTTTAGACATTGAAACTACGGGTACAATAACTTATTTAGATTGTGTTGGTGTTAAATATACAACTACCGCAACAACAATAGGACCACATGTTATATCAAACTCAAATGGTGTTGATATAACATTTATTGGTGGTAGTGCGACTTATAATAGTGCTAATATAATAAAAGGACAAGCCTGTCAAAGATACATTTATCCTTCCGATATTGAATATTACCAAGTACTAACGGCAATAACTATAACAACGTCTACGTCTACAAGTGGAACGGTTTATTCTATTCCTAATCTTGGTACAGGGCCTAGTTTTTGGGCCGAATTAAACGCTCAAAATGGAGCTCACTTATTACAAGAAAAAGATGGTGCTGGTTGGAGATTCGCGGCAACTGATAGTATTTTTCCTCCTGTATCTGGGCCAACCTATTATCCCACATCAGCACTTAGTGAATTTGCAGAACAAAAAGTTTTAATTTTACAAAGAGGTGTTGACCCATATTCACCTAAGTTACCAAATAGATATGGTATTGGCCAAATTATGGGACATAGTAATCCTGATGCTGTGGTTATTACAGGGATGACAAGAATGAATACTCCAATTCAAAAACTACCTTTAGGGTCAACCACTTCAGTTCAAAAACACAACAATCAAGACAATATCTATTCTACGTCACATTTTTATAGCCCAGGTATACCAAGTTCACCTTTATTTCCAACTGCGTCAACAACACCAGGATTACAGTTTTCATCATATACCACAAGTAATGTTGGATATTATGGGGCGTTAGACTCAAGCTATTCTTTACCATCAGGGCCACCAAAAGTTATTGCCACCCCAATTGCAACCTATTATGCTCAAGGAACTCACTATTTTGCACCAGCAAGTTCAAGTATACCGTATGGTGTAAATAGATTTCCAATTCCTACTGGAGTAAATGGAGTTGCCTCAGTACCAAATAATTTATATTTTATAACTGGAGGATATACTGCGTCTGAAGATTTATCAGGTGCCGCATATATGTTTAGAGGACCACTACAATTGTATACATCAAGTAAATTTTTCTTGGAAGATAATAGTCCATTTAATCTATATTTTAGTCCAATATTATATCCATACATGACAGGGGCTACTACTCAACTTAGTATTACTAATTCATCTAAAGTAGTTATGAGAACTGATAGATTACCATCATCAGATTATATTGATAATGGGGGTGTTTTAGAAGGTAGTATTAGTTTATTGCAACAAAATTTGGGATTTGCTGTTTATACAATTGAAGGTGATTCAGATTCTTATTCATCACCAGGATTTTCTACAGGTTCTGAACAACCTACTGCAGATATTGGTGGGCAAATTGCTGAAGGAAATGTTTTAAAAAGTTTAAATACATGTGAGAACATGGTTGGACTTAATTGTTACGAGGGTAATGGTGTTAATTTTGGTGTAAAATCGGGATGTCAGGCTTCAGATAGTGTGGAAAATGGGTGTTATGTTTTCATGACAAAAGCATTAATTAGTTTAGGTAAAGATTTAAAGGCATTTGCTGAATGGGGGTATAGGTTTAGATTTTTTTATGGTCTATGTAGAGGAGTATTGGCTCAAACTTTTACAAATAATTGGGTAAATGGTTCTTTATATACATTCCCAATTCAAGTTGATACTTTTTTTGGTTCTGATAATAAACCGTTATATCCTGAGTTTGCAAAACAACTTGTTTATTTTGATAAAGATACAAATAATTTCTATTATAGAAGTTCACCATACCTATTAACTTCATCACCAACAACCACAAGATTTATTGGCAGTCCTACAGCGGATTTAATAAAACCTGTAAACCAACGAAACTTATTGTTCCCAACAACAATTGTTAATTTAGGTATTAAAGATGATTTTTATCAAGAAATAATATTTGACCCGTCGGCTAAGGCATATATAATGAAAAGTTTACAACCAACAAGTTATTCAGATACATCTGATTTAGTTAATTTGTTTGTTATCAGTAGGATAACTGGTAGTGGGTTTCTGTCTAATTTATTATCAGGATTAAATGGTAGTTTAAATAAATTATTTACAAGGAGTGAATTAAGAATTGATGGTGATTTGGCTCAAAGCATGTCAATTAATTCAGAATATGGTGTTATACCATTTTCACCTGAATATTATAGTGTTTATGGAGTGACTACCGACCCTGTTGTTATTTTAGGTACTTCAGATAACCCGACAATGGGGGTATTCTTTTCATCAACAACAGTGGATTTACAAAATAAAGATTTTTTAACTCCAGGTATAATTAATTTTAGACCCACAAATGAAGCAAATGCAATAACTTATCCATATGGAATTAAGTCTCAATATGTTCCATTTTATCAATGGGAATTAAATCAGGGAAGCCCCAACTCAATATTTGGGAGTGAAAAAAATAATTGGAAGACAAATCAAAGTTCTAATGTTAGTACTTCTGGTATTTTTAAATATAGATATCAATCTTTAAGTAGAAGAAATGTTGGAATCCCAAGTTATTTTATAGGTTCAAATCCTGCTGGGTTAGGTGATATATATCAAAGAGGTTATATCTTTAATGTTGATAATTTAGGTCAATATTCTTATAACGCTGGAACATATCCTAAGAATTTTTTAGTCAGTGCTCCTTATCATTTTTATTTTGGATTAATAAATGGAGAAACGGCGTTAGATAAATTTAAAACAAAATACTCTATTGATGAATAAGTATACAATAATACCAAGTAGTCAACAATATAAGTCTGCACCATTTGTTGACCAAGAAATATCTTTATCTTTAGAACAACAAAGTCAACAAATTACTGAGTATGATAGAAGTCAAAGTATTAGTCTTGCTCAAATTTACGATAATGAAAGACAAAGTTGTACAATCTTTAGACCAACATTTAAAGTTAATTATTTGTATGCAAA